AACGTATTTAGCGCCACGGCTTGTAAAGTCAGCATCTGTGATCTGCGTCACTCCGCTAACGCCATCCGACCAGTAAGCGTTAGGCTGCGCAACAACGACGATGGCTGCTCGATTGTGTGCCATGCATACCGCACCGACGCCCGGAATCGACCCCATCAGGGTTTCAGTCCCTGACGAGTCAATACGATACAGCTCTGTCCCGCTGACTACGAACAAATCACCGAATGCCGCGTGCATTCCGCGAATAGGACCGTTACCCGGAGTAGCAAATGATGCAATTCCCGGAAGCCTCACCAATACCATTGGCGTCTTGGCGTCTGGAGGAAGCGATTCAGCAATGCAATTGACGATCCGCGAAGGGCTGGCCTGCGTCGCTCTGTGCTTGTAGCTACGGACTGGTAGCGCGAAGCGTGCCATTAGAAAAACTCTATCTCCGCTGGCTGTCTGATGTAATCACGAACAATCAGTGCCCTCAACTGACGCTCTCCCAGAGATGGGGTCGGTGAACCCAAGGCACCTAGAGAAAGCATTTCCTGCTTTCGATCCGCGGGAACGGAAAATATCGATGTGAGAAGGTTTGCCAACATCCACGTCACAGGAAGTCCGTACTTGTCAGGGATATCCTCAGTCAACGCCCAGTTCGCCAGATTCATTTCCAGAAGCATGGCGTGCAGTGCTTCGTACTTGTCGCCAGCGATGGCGAACTCTTCAGCCGGAGCGGTTTCCGTCTTTTCAAGCACTCCGATTTCCCGAAGCGCCGCTGTTTTCAGCTCTGTTGGCGTCATGGGGATGGGGCGGTATTTCTACCGCCCCACTCCGTTAGGTTGCCGAAGTCTGGCCGAACAGGATCAAACGAGCCGTTCCAGCGGCAGCAGTAGCCGCAGCCGTCGTGGTCGTCACCGTCACCTTCTGCGCCGAGGAACTGGTAGCAGTAGCCGCCGACGTAGGGGTTACAGGTGTAAGAGACGACGTTCCTGTCTGCGCCCCAGTCAGTGACGACACAATATCAACGGAATTCACCGTGACCTTGTGTACAACGCCAGGAGATACGTTAGTGTCCATGTCAGTCGGATACCAACCAACGTGAGTCACCTTCATATACGGCGGGATATAGCCTGCCTCCATGACATCGTTAGTCTGATTGTCGGTTGTGCCGAACGTCAGACTAAATTCGCACATGAACATCCCAGCGCCTGGGTTCTGGTAGAAGTTCCGAGCCGCACTAGAGGCTACGGTTGTAGTTTCGCCTGCCATGTCTTTACTCCTTAAGCGTAAGCGTAGTAGCCAGTTGCAACGCCGTTCATACGCGGCGTGGTGGTGTCGCTGGCACCAGTGCCGAAGTACATCTTCTTGATGGCGTCGATCATTTCCACGCCAGCGCCCTTCTTAGCGCCGTAATCGCGGATGTTTTCTATCATCTTGGAACGCTGGGCAATGGCATAAGCCACGGCCTGCGTGCCAAGCAGATATGCCGGCATGACCTGCGCGGAAGAGGTACCGACAGCGCCGAGGCTGGCGATTTCCGGGACTTCCTTGATAATCATTCCGTCATAGATCAGGTCGCCACCAGTGAACAAGGGATTTGACTCGCCGCGAGCGCGTTCCCATGCGTTCTGGTTGACCGTGGCAAGCGAAGTTTGGATGTTGCGGAAGTTCTTGGTGCCAGTAACCACCACATACCACTCTTCCTCGTCGTTCACCTTGATCGGCTTGATCTTCGGTGAGCACGATTTTGCCTTATCCTTCAGCTTCACGAGGTTGGTCGTGGTGAAGGTGTCATTGGTGGTGTCAACCTGCAACAGGTCGGCAGAATGGTCCGTGTTGGACCCGACATCAGCGCCAAAGATCACGCGGTCGGAGTTGTTGACCAGCCACGTATCCTTGTCCGCTTCCGATGCAGAGGCATACGCATAGTGCGTGCTGCCATCCGTGGAAATGGAACCCAGCGCCGTAATGATGCGATCACGCACGTTTTCCTTGAACCAGTCCATCAGAACAGCCTTCTTGGCCGACACAAGGTCGATTGCCGAGAACTGCTCATGCAGGCTGTCATGCACAACTGCATGACGTGTGCGGTCTACGGTGACTCGGAAATTGCGCTGCCCCAGCGCCTCCTCATTGCCTTCCAGGGTGGAAGTGCCGGTAATACCGGATGCAGTGAGGCGGTTAACCAGTTCAAAGTTGACCTGCTCGCCGATGTTGCGAGTCAAATCCTCATTGATTTGGATGGCAGCAGATTCGTCGCTGCCCATGAACTTTGAAAAACGATTGGCGCGGATGTATTCGCGGTAGAAATCCCGCTGCCAACGGATGACCCGACTGTTAGTCGGAAGTGAAGTCTCTGCCATGTTAGTGCTCCTGTTAGGAACGGCAGAGACTTACTTTTGCTGTGTCTCAGCCGCTCTTGCGTTGATTGAATCGGACAATGGTTGCAATGTCGTCGTCATCCTCATCAGCCAGTTGTGGTGACTCAGATACCGACTTGTTCAGCGACCTTGGGAGCGAATTCAAATCTGACTGAGCCTTCTTGAGTGCAGCCAATTCAGCTTGCAGTCCAGATATGAGCGTGTCCTTTTCTGCCAGCGCGGCTTTGTGCCCTGTGGTGAGCTTTTCGCGGTATTTCATAAAGTCCCCGCCGACATCGGCCAGTTCTTTATGTCGCAAGCCCTCCACGTACACAAACTCGCCAGGATTCGACGAATTGCGGAACCTCTGCGCCAGCTCTGGATTCTGTTGCACAGCCTCAAAAAAGGCCGCTTCAGCATCCGCAAACGCTTCGCCGTGTTTGTATCTTGCGATCTCCACGGACTGGTCCAACAACGCTCCACGCAAAGGCGCAATCTGCTCCTGCACGCGGTAGCTAATCGCCTCCTCCTCATTGTCGAACACGCTAGGGCGCGGCGTTTGTGGCTGCTGTTGCTCAAGCTGAGCCAGTCTTGCCTCTAGTGCCTGTCGCTTCTTGCGCTCGTCAATGATTGCCGCCACTTCTGCCCGCGAAAGTTCCTGTTTAGGCTCCGCTGGCGTCACTGGCGCTGCTGCTTCTGCTTTCGCAGGTTCAGCAGGCTTGGCAAATCGTCCACCTTCATCCCGATTCTGCGGCGGTGTCTCCACCACTTCAGCTTTCGGCGCTTCGACCACTGCCGGCGTTTCTGCTGGCGGTGATGCGTTGCTCAAAATAGAACTCAGACTTTCTTCTTCCATTGGTCGCTCCAAACGCCCGTTGTTGATTCAGTCGGCGGCACTGCGCGAGAACGCCCGGACCCGGCGGCGGTTGCGTCAGTGCATCATTAGCATCACAGCAAAGTGGAGCAATTCCTCCTCCTCTCTTTGCTGCGCCTCGATCTCCAGCATCAGTAATTCAACTGCGCCAGAATCTGCTTGACGGCTGACTGAAATATATGCTTCGCGTATTCCAGTTGCAAGCCCTTCTGGTGGTTCCGAATGCTTTTTTACCAGCGATTCCAGCGCGGCCAGCTCTTGCAGCCGCTCCTGCGAATCCTGTTTAATACCCTCTATCTGTTGCGGCTTCTGCTCACCGACAAGCGCGGCCTTTTCAAGCGCCTTTTCTTGCTCTCTGCGCTCCCGTTCCAGCCGTATCGCCTGGCGGGCAATAAACAGCTCCCATTCGTAATGCTTCGGATCAGGGCCGCCTCCGCCATCATTAGCGATAACCTGCACGCCCAAACTGACCGTAATTGTTACCGTAGATCCCGGAGCCACCAGCGTTCCCGCTGCCGGATCTTGGCTAATGACCTCTCCGGCTGGCACCGTTGCGCTGTAGGCCGTCGCAATCGCAACCACCAGCCCCGCACCAGTTATTGCGCTTACCGCCGCAGCCTGTGTAGTTCCAGGGTTGTCTACGTCAGGAACAGAAACCGGGGCATCAGCAGCCCATAAGCCGGCGGCCCAAAAGCCATCGGCCCACAAGCCATTTGCCCAGACTGTGCGCCCGGTGTCCGCCACTTACGCGCCGTACCCTTGACCGCCAGTGCCGGCAGCCGTGAGCGTTGTCGTACCTACGCGCTTGACGCTGGCCTTGATGCTGCCATCGCTGTCCAGTGCTGCCGGGATTCGCGTCTGTATGTCGTTGGTGTCGGATTGAACCGCCGCAATATCTGCGCTGATGCTTGCTCCAACTGGAGCGCCGATCCGGTTGAAGATTGCATCCGTGGCCGTTGCAATGTCGCTTGCATCAGCCGGGTCTGCCGGAAGGTTATCGGTCTTAGCCTTGATTGCAGCGATGACATCGGGAATGCCAACGGTCGTTTCCGCAGGCACACAGCGAAAGTGCAGCGCCAGGCACTTTGCCGTGATGCTGTTCACCGTCGCCGTTGCAATGACAGAATAGAATTTTCCGACCTCGAACCCATTTGCAAGCGATGCAGTGAAAGAGCCGCGATAATCGCCGGTCAACGATGTGCGTTTGGTCAGATTTCCACCAACGCCAATATCCGTGTCGGTGGCTTCCTCATACACCGCGAAAGTCGGAGTGCTGTCGGCGTCAGATACCGCCTGCGTGCTGGGGTTGTGCGTGCATATGTCGAAGAACACAACCTCGTCTATCGGGATCACTGTAGAGCCTGACATTAGACCACTCCTGATTTGAATATGACTGACGAGAATATCGCCGAGTTAAAGATATTGCCGCGAACCGTAGTGGCCTGAAGTGGCAGGCTGTTAACCTGCCAATAAACAGTATTCTGCCGCTTTGCCTGCGGAGCACTGGCAGTCCATTGCATGACCTGCGCATTCGGATTAATCCCCAACGCCACCATGTTTGGCGGCATCGTGGTCGTGAATACCGGTCTCTTTGGTGGCGGTGCTGGAAGCTTAATTACCGCAGCAGAAAGCGGCAACGGCACATTGCTAGGCGCGAGTGTCGTCGTCTGAAGATTCGGAAATTGCGAGTACGGGTAAGATTTCTTGACAGGGGCCGCGAGATTAACAATCCCCGCATTAAGCGGCAGCGCAAGAACCGTCGACGGCGCGAGCGTATTGGTTTGCAGGTTCGTGACCTGCATTACTCCCAGCCGCTGTGCA